ACAAATTGTGCAGGTAAAACTTGTGATTGTTGAATAGCCATTATAATACTTCCTCTAGTCTTTGTGATGTTTGAAACATTTTACGTGCGCCTTCTAATCCTTGCGATTCTTCCGATACGTCACCTCCGGATTCGAGGTTCTTCATCATGTTATACATAACTTCTGCGCCTTTGTCCACATCTCCGTCGCCTGCATTTCTAACAGCATCTGCTGTAAATACAAACTCATTCTTTGATAATCTTGCAGGTACATCATCTGCCTTTTCCATACGTCCGATAGGCACAAATCCACCTTCAGCTCTTAAATCCATTTCTTTGCCACCCATATCTAATAGTGGCATGGTTTTCTTTGCTACCGGTTCTTTCATAGAACCACCCTCAGCTCTAAATCTTCTCGCTCTAAAATCATCTTGTGTGCCTGCTGATAAAATTGATCGTCTAGCTTGCTCTATATCTATACCCTCACCTCTTGCTAATTCCTGTGCCTCTTCTTCCTGTTCTGGTGTTAATAATCCTGCTAATAATGAAGTTCCAGCTATGGCTGCTGTTACACCACCACCTGGGATACTTGAAAAAAGACTAGGAGCAGCTCTTGAATAAATAGTGTTTCCAAATTTATCTACACCTATCGCTTTTGTAGCCGCAGTTCCTTTTAAACCAGCTAAAGTTGCAGCTATTCCTTGTTTACCAAATAAACCTGTTGCAGCTCCACCAAAACTTGCTCTACCAAATAAACCACCAATACTTGTTCCAGGTATTCCAAAACCAATTGCACCTATTATTGCAGCTTTACCTATTGGTGACTTTGCAATCTTCTTGACTGATCTTGTAACCTTCTTAACAAGTTTACCCAGACCATACATCTGTCTTGCTGATTCAAAATCAAACTCACCACCTACGACATCAGCGTTCATGATACCACCCTCTGCTCTAAATCTTCTTGATAATTGAAAAGGTTCTTCTACCTCTGGTTCTTGTTCCGTGGTGCTTTTTCCTTGTGCCGCTAATGATGCTAAATACTCTGCCTCACTACTAAAACCTAATTGTGCCCAATATGGAACAGGTCCATTTCCACCTTCAGAAGAACTTTGTGGTGCTGTGGGTGAAAAACCAAAAGGGTTTGGAGTTAAAAATCTAGAAAGCGCACCAATAGGACCTTTAATTTCTGTAAGAAATCCCAAAGGGTTGGCTTTTTTACGAGCATCTTTCATAAAATTAAAATTTCTTGTGCTCGGTTTATCAAACTCATCGTACATTGGTGTTGGTGGTTTAAAATCAAATTGCTTCATTGGATCTCTACCAGAACCATTACCACCTGTTTCTGATGGACCAACTGATACATCTCCAGTAGGTGAAACATCAACATCTCTATCAGACGCATCTGCCCCTCCTTTTAATGCTATACGTCCACCGTTTGCTAATAATTGTTTTGCGATTTGAGTTCTAGTTATGGCCATCTATCTATCCTATTTTGTTTCTCCAAATAAATCAAGGCTTGGCATGATCACCCTGACATCTTTTCTTATCTCTGATTGAGGTATGCCTTTTGCCTTCCACTCCTCATCATTCTTGTATTTCTCACCTGTTCTTAGGTTATAAATTTCTTCTATCACCTCTTTTGGTTTTATTACTTTCATTATGCTGTTACCTCTCTTGGCTGTATTTCTAATATAGAGGCTATGACGTGCAGCTCATTCGCGTCAGCAGCCTGTACTTTAAGAACCTCACTCTCTTCCATTACTAGAGGTTGGGTTAAAAGTTCTGTCGTTGCTTTAGATGCTATGGCTTTGTCCTTAAATAGATTAAATATAGCACCACTAGAATTAACTAATGTTATTGTTATAGTAGATCCTGATCCTGCATCTTCTGATACTAACAATGATTTTATTACAGTGGTTGTTGCTGATGGCACTGTATATAGTGTTGTAAGATCTGTTGTAGTTAAATCTACTTTTTTATTTTTAAAATTGTTAGCCATTAATTTATAAAGAAGTTAAATGCTTCTATCTCCTGTTTTAATTCCTCTTGAAATGTAGAGTTTAATTTTTCTACAATCGCATCAAGATCTCTAACCTGTGCCTCTGCTGTTGGCAGATCATATTGTTCACTTGGTCTTGTTAATACCTGTACTATTTTTGCCATTATCTACGTCCATCTGGTTGTATATCTAATCTAAATGTTCCTAATTTCCAACTCTGACTAGCAGCTGTATTTGCTATCTTTAACGCTATCGCTCTTGCTCTGGCACGTGTGTCTACCTTCTTGGTAGATGATGACACGGTAAAAGGTCCTAAAGCAGAACCAGCTTGACTGTCATTTGGAAAATCTCTTAATTGTAATGTAACCTGTGTGTTACCAGTCTGTGATATAAAATCTGGTATAAATCTTCTGATCTTCATTATAAACTCACCATCTCCTCTAAATGTTGCAACACCTGTTGCTTGACCTGTGCCTTGCGCTCTTGCTTGTGTAATGTCAAAATCTCCAGATGAGATACTTGCAATTACTGCTGTTGTTGCACCACCTTGAACTTGATCTGTTCCTGTTTCGTGTTGATAATATATTGTAGAACCCTCTGTGTTTCCAACCACATCAAAAGATGCATCTACAGATGCACTATATTCAGTTGCGTGTGGACTACCAAATACCGCAGAATCCTCCCACATTGTTCTTGCAAGTGTTCCAACAGTCCATACCGGTCTTTGTGGTGATGAATCAAAATAATTATAACAGACCATTCTATTCACAACACTAGATCCTGTTGTTGGATAAAACCACATAACCTCACCAAATAGATTGTTTAATCCTGCAGATACCATCTGATTGCCAGACTCTAGATTTATATCATCATAAACGTGATCTTCTACCAGACATGGTAATGATTCTAGTTTACCAGCGTATCTAAAGAAACCATTCTCTGACATCCAATATGCAGAACCGTCAACCTCAACACAAGCATTCTGTCCAACTAATCCACAGTTAGTTCCAACCTGTGCAAATGCAAACGTGAATGGTTGACCAACAAAACGTTGTGTAAATAAAGCTGTGTCAGTCCAAACATAAATCGCATCTCTACCTCTAATTGCTCCTCTGATCTGTGATCCATCGGCCAGTCTTTGTGTGCCAGCTGTATTGGTTGCTGTAGGAGTATATGTATTTATATCCTCCTGGTCTGAGAATCTTATAAACATATCGTCCTGTGTAGATGTATCTCCAATAGTTGTCTCTGTTCCAAAGAATACCAAGTGACGATCAGGTGTAGATACTAACATATGTCTTGATGCTGTCGGTGCACCAGATATAATACTTGCTCTAATATTCTCTGCCCCTGCTGCTGCAGAGTTCCATTCAAACACCGCACTATCATGTATAAGACAGATAGCCTTATCACCAAAATTATCTAGTGACCACATACCAGGTTCTAAAACTAAATCACCCGATGCTGCTTCACCCCATGCCACAAAGTTCGTTGTGCTAGTGACCGTATCTCCTGCACCATGTGATGCAGCGTCGGTTCCTCTAACCTCTCTTGTGACACCTGTTAATTCATTAGACGTGCTTATACCTGTATAGGATATCTCCTCTGTTCCTATCTTTATGAAGTTTGTACCTGTGTCTGGAACTGTGATACATCAGCTAATATTATGCCAGTTGTAGTTGAAGAATTTATAGCACCGGTAATAGTTGTTGTGGGTTCACCTGCTACCTCACCACCAAAAGTTCCAAGAGACCAACCAAAACCTTTTGCTTGCACCGCTGGTCCCACAGGATAATAATGTTGTACTCTTATTCCACCCGATGTTGTTGCACCAGATCCTGATTCCGCTGATGGCATTGTAATCGTGATGGTTGTGGCGTTAGGTACAGTAGTCACCATAAATTTTTTATCGTCGAAATCTGTCGCTGCAAAATTAGAATCTGTTATTGATGAGAAGTTGTCTAATAAAATTATGTCTTGTTCTCCTATACCATGATCTCCACTAAAAGTTATTGTAACAGATGTTGATCCGTTAGTCGTGGTAAATGCACTTGTAAGCGTTGTTGTAGATTTGATAGGATGTATGTCATAATAAACTCCACCAGAAAATGCATATAAAATTCTGTTTGTGCCAATGATAGCATACTTTCTCGCTTTACTATTTACGAAATGATGAAGACCTCTACCTGCACCAGTTAGTTTATCATCGCCAAGTTGTTTCCAACCACCTATCTTTTCAGGTGTGCCATATCTAAAACGAACGTTATCGCAGTCGATCCATTGACCTTCTGCTCCCGTTGGTGTGACTTGTTTATTGATTCCAGGTGCAAAACCTATCTTTTGTAACATATGACTCCATTATAATACTATTTTGCAAATGAAGGTAGACCCAGTTTAGGTCTGCCATCAAACATGTTCTTACCAGCAAATGGGCCATTCACATGATTATAATGTAGAAATACCTGACCGCAAATGTCGCCCTCAAATGGCTCTCGCCAATGTTCGAGTTCACAGCCACTATACACTAGCATATCACCTACTTCAAGCAAGACTTTTGTGCCTTTAGGTGCACCAGGCTTATGTATATTCTTATACTCGTCTATGACGTTGTCAGACCCCGTACCATCGATAAATATAGGCCATGGGGCTCCACCAAGATTTAATGTTGTTGATATTTCACAGGATGGTCTATCCTTGTGTCTTTTTAATATATCACCTGTTTTATATAACCTTGCATATGAATATGTTGGTATTAATTGAAGACCTGTTTCCTCTTTCATTTTAGGTAATACCTTCATCATCAGTGTCTCCATAACCATGTCAGCATAGTGTGAATATGTGTTAGGAACCTGTTGATCAGACCAGGTGCCAAACATACCATTGTCATATATAATATTATTTTTATACATGAAATCGACAGCATCTCTTTTAAGTAAAAAATAATTAAATATAAAATTAGCTAGATCGTAGGGTATGGCCTGTTTTATTACTTGATATTTTTTATCCTTAAACATT